CAGCATAACTCTGAATTGCTACTGTTGATGAATTTAAAAAATTTTCTCTAGATCCACTTGTTTTTTGTATTAATATAAATCGTTTAGGTAGGTTTGTTTGATGTTCAAACACAATTGGAATTTCTAATTTGGTTGATAAATAGTTTTTAACAATAAGTTCAATCATTATCTCAACGCCTTTAATAGTGTATTATTTTTGTTGTTGTCTCGAATAGCTTTGCGACTTTTAGTTTTAACACTAATGTTCGCCCTATTTTTACCAACAAATGTACTCGTTTCATACCCGTCACCCGCTCTGTTTTGGATAGTTTTAGCTGTTTCTTTTAGCAAAGCGACCATTTCAGGACTTTTCATAAGTTCAGCTACTCCAGCACGATTTAGCATAAATTTTCTACTCATATCGTTCTACCATTATTTTTTTGTTCCAATTTAACGGAATCATTGACTCAATACCTTGTTGAGGTATTCCTATTGTTTTCCAACGTTCCCCAAAGAATACAACTTCTTTATTTTCCCAAACGTTAGTGTCGCCTTTTGGAATACCCAAAGTATATTCAGCTTTCTTTCCTGTTAAATTTACACTATTTGTAATATCGTCTGTAGATGCAGGAGAAACTAATACATTTTTTACAGTTATTTCTTTTTCTTCAAAAATAGGACTATTAAAATCATCAACCCCAATTTGTATTGTACCAATTAACAAAATATCGATACCTTTAATTAATCCCATATAAATCAATTACTCCGTATCTTTGTTTTTTAAAACCTAAACGTTTTAATTCACTATCTTTAATAAACAAACCCCCTCCAGGAACTAAAAAAGATCCTGAGACAGAATAACCAAGAGCAGACTCAGCGTACTGAGTCATAGGCTCTTGATTAGTTGAAGTCATAAGAGTTCTTGCCACAATGTCAACTACAACAGACTTAACAAGATAAGAATAACTTTCATCCTTAACTAATAAATCTAAGTCTTTGTTAACTTTTTTAGCCTCTACTCTTAACACATGAGATACAATATTTAAAAGAGCGTTAGCTCGACTTACCTCTTTTTCTTCGAGATCTCTCCATAAATTTTTTAAATCATCAAGTGTAGCAAATTTCTCAAGTGTAGCCATGTTACACCTCTATTCTTCTTCGGTTTCTACCTTTTTAGATTTACTTTTCTTCTTAGGTTCATCCTCAGTTTCTATTAATTCCCAATCTCCTGAAAGCTCACTTTCTGTTAAGATTTCTACTTCAGTTTCTTTATGTTTATATTTATTCATAGACTACCTCCTACGCTTCTTCTACACGAGCAAATGCTTTCGCATCAAAAATTCCCCAACCGATAAATGCTTCAGAACGTAATAATATTTCATTGTATGCTTTTAAATCACGTCCCGTTCCGTCTGGATCCCCGTATTCAATAATTTCCATAGGAATATTTTCAGCGTATCCCCATTTGAATCTATTTTTGAAATCACCCACGATAACATGGTCTTTCTTAGCTGTTCCACCTTCTACTGTTAAGGTTTTATTCACGTCTAAATCCATAGTGAAGAAATTTTTTGGTCGTTGTCCAAAGCTAAACTCTGGGTATTTTTGATCATCAAATTTGTTTTTAATTTTAGATAAGGCTTGTCCAGCTACGGGAGACATTGCAATACCTGTAACTTCATTTTCAGTTCCAATAACAGCTTGAATCGCCGTATTAATATTATCATCAATTTTAGCTTCTGCATAAGTAACCACATTACCAGTTACAAGCCCATCAAAAGAATTTGTGGTTTTAAAACTTGCATCAGTCAGGCTTTTTGGTTCTAATCCGTGAATTGCTGCAATGTCAAATGCTTCTGCTATTTTCTTAGCAAAACCATCAGCATAGTGTTTTAAAAAATGTAATTTCTTCTCATCAGAAGCATACTTAAATTCATCTGTAATACGTGCTTGATATAAGAATTTTAGAGGTTTAATAACTACTGGATCAAGTTTAGCTTTCCCAGCCCCTTTTTTTTCACCTTCACCTACTATTTGTGCATTTCCCTCTAAAGTAAAAATAAATTGTTCAGTTCCAGTAAACGGAATAGGCTCTTGATCTGATAATACAGCTAGTGAAGAATGCCCACTTACTTTGCTCATAATCTCTTTAACTAATTCTGGACTAAATAAAGTCCCTTGTTTCATTGCTGTTGACTCTGTCATATTTTAAATTCTCCTTTTTATTTTAAATTTTTTACTACATCTCGCCACGCTGCGTCAACCCCACCACTTACAGCAGGTTCGGTATCAGCTAAAGGCTGTGTATAATTTTTAACATTAATCAGTGATGCTAGACGTTCAGCATCTTCATTTAAACTTTCCTCACTATCTCCTTGCAATCTGTCTGCTAAATCAAATGGTAAACCATATTTTATAGCGACTTGTTGTTTAAGCGCTTTAGTTTCCCAACCACTAACACTTTTTTCAAGTTCAGCTATTCTATTAAGATTTGTGCTTTCACTTTCTTCTTTAGCTGAGATAGTGTCTTTTAAGTTTAAATTTTCCGTCTCTAAATTTTTAATCTTTTCTGCTAAACTGTCATAATCTGCATACTTAGATTTTTCACGATCTAATCGTGCTTTAATAATAGTGTCTAGTTGTTCTTGTGTCTCTATTACTTTAAATTCTGTCATTTTTCTTCTCCTTTTATCCGGTTTACCCGACCGTTCGGTAATTTAAGCCTTTAATAGCTTATCCTTTGTTTTTTCTTAGGCTTAATAGAATGACAAGCCCAATGTGCCAATAATGCACTATCCAATAACGAAATATCCATATCATCAAACTGTGATTTATATCCGAATCCACCATTGCTACCAATATTACGCTTTTCGCAATTAGTAGCAACTTTTCTAAGTGAAGGTTGGCCGTTGTGACAAATAGATTTTTGGAAAATTCCTTGTTCAAACACTGAGTTAGCAGTTATTATCTCTTTAACCGTGGGTAATATGATATTTTTAATCTTGAAGTCTTTCAACTCTTCTTCTAACATCTTCTGACCACTAGCCCCGTCTACAACGATAGTACCAACGTCCGCTTGTTTTAAGAAATTAATAAGCCACATATTACCATTCCTCAAACTTTGACAATCAATAGTTTCAATAAAAATACGGTCATCATGAGTCTTAACAGCAATACTCATGCTTACATTAGCCCCATCATTCCCGTATTTAATTCCAACATATAATTTTCCTTTAAATTCTTCTTTGCCGTTTATTATCAAGCCGTCCCACTCTTTCTCACTAATTACAGATTTTTGAGAGAATGTTGGCCAATATCCCAAACGTTGAACGTTATGGTCAAGCTTATCTTCTCCTAACTCAGCTTCAATCTTTCTTTCTGTTAAATGATATCCTAAAGACGGATTAGAATTGTACCACGCTTCAACGTCGTTTATTTCTCTTTCAGCATCAACAGACCATTCAGCCCAGCCTGAATACTTACTTTTTCCAAACAAGCAAGCATCACGATATTTAGTAAACACAGTTCCTATTGACACTGGTGTCGGTGGAGTTCCACACATTATAGTCATTGGATTCTTACTGTCTGTTACTGTATATTTCAAAGCTGATTCTTGTTCTATTGTGTACTCTTGTGCCTCATCAATAATCATGAGGTCAAACCCTTCACCAAGACCACCGTTCTTAGTTCGTGTCCTGAACTGAACAACACCACCAGAAGAGTATAGTTCAATACGTTCTTGACCTTTAGCGCGAATAGAATTAAAATCCTCTCCGTCAACATATCCCATTTTCTCAAGGTATTTTTTAACCTTTTCAAATGATGAATGTGAGGTGCTTATCCTATGCGCTGTATGTAGGATATTTAAACCTTGATGCAATGCCCATATTTCTAGAATATAAACAATCTCAGTCTTACCATTACGACGTGGCAATGAATATCCAAACTTTTGATGAATCCAAAGCCCCTCGTTATCTATTGCCATAATTGGATTTAGTAAATTCAGCTGCCAATCATATATTTTTAGACCTGTTTTTTCGTATAATTTGACTGCTTCTTGATAACGGCTTTCGTTATAGTCTAATATTACCGATTGTGAAGGAGTTTGAATACCAAACTTTGTCATTTAGTTCTCCTTTCCAATCTACCTAGTTTAGTGCCATACGGTAGGGCAAGTTGTTGACTTTTATTAGTTTTTATATTAT